CATTGACAATGGCTGCAATTTCCTCATGTGTTCTCGACACTCCCATACGACGACAGGCTACAAAGAAGACAGCACCCATCAAGGCGCGCCGCGTCTCTCCTCGCAGTTTGAGAGCATCGTCCTGACCACGAAACAGGGCGCACGCTTCCTGAAGAATAGCCTTGGTAAATCCGTGGCGATACGAATACTGGTTGAGAATCTCTAGAGCTGACAGCCACGAGCGTTCAGAATGGGAAGCAAGGGACCACGCTGACAGCCGCTGAATGTTCTTGAATGTAGCCGAATTCACTTTCTTGTTCATCATCATCGAGCCGTAAGACGAGTCGGGGAGTAGGGAACTGATTGTCAAACCAACACGGGTCGGATCTTCGTGCCGATCGTCGGCGCCATAATATCGCCATTCTGCTCCCTCATCAATCGTTTGCTCCATGACGGTTCCACAGCAAGTGCATACGCGCTGACCTTCCTCAATCACTAACTGTTTCTCAGGATGGTCGCACATATCAATCTAACTTGCCTACCTCTTACCTCCACGCAAACATGTCCGTTTTTATCGCATTCGAGATTGCAGGAAGTTCATTGCCGAGTCATCATAGACAAACGGACGGTAATCTGCTCCACCCGAAGAACGGGGAGGTGCGCGGATCCTCGGAGCTTGATTCTGCGGCTTGATCCACGAAATGACCAACGATAAATTCGTCGCTACCCAGACTTGGAATCCCTGTTCCAACAGAGCGTCACGGACGTAATCCACAGCTTCGCGGTGGTCGTAGAGAGGATAGCCAAAGACAAAGGAAGGAACATCAAACACAAAATAGGGAGCCTGGGGATTCTGAATCGCATGGAGTTTGAGTTGAGACGATAAATTCGAAAGAACAGGACGCATAGCTTGCATTTTGGCAGTTTTGCGTTCTTCTTCTTGCTTCCACAGATCTTTTGCGCGAAGCATTTTCCTACTCGCAGAAAAGAAGACTCAATGAATATCTTGGCTCTCAACGGAGGCGGAATGCGTGGAGCCTTACAAATTGGCGCGCTCCAAGAACTGGCCACTGAATCCCCCGAATCACTTACTGAACGTTTCTCGGGAGGAATTTACGGTTATTCTATTGGCGCCCTCATTGGAACCCTGATTGCCTTTGAATTTGATATTGCTGACTTTGGACCTCTGATTGAACTTCTGGGAAATATGCAAGATACATTGAACCCCCTGCGTCTCCAAACTCTGCTCGCATTCAGCGAGAAGCAGGGAGTCGATGATGGGACAAAAATCAGGGGAGCGCTGGAAGAAGCGTTCAAGAGTCAAGGAATGGATCTTAACACCTTGCGTATCGGAGACGCTGCTATCCCTCTCCACATTGTGGCGTCCGATCTCACTGATCTCAAGACTGTTATTTTCGGTCAGTCAGTTCTGGTATGGGACGCTCTGCGCGCCTCTTTTTCTCTGCCCTACATTTTCACGCCACACGAGATTGGTGGTCACATATTTGTGGACGGTGGAGTTCTGTGCCAGAACATTATGAATGTTGTCCCCGCCGCAAAACGTGAACAGACCCTGTGTTTGCTGAACGCACAATCGAGAGATAGTGTTGTGAAACGGTATCTTGGCACCGTTCCCTTTGCCAAAACCATTAAGGAAACGTATGATACACAAGACAAGTATCCTCGGAATACTTGTCTTCTGATCGAGGACGAATCGAAAATGTTCAGTGTTTGGAAATCGGCGGAGATTGTAGATCATCTACTTGCTGTTGGACGACGGTGTTACGCGGAGTTCAGGACCAAGTGCCGACACAAGGAACTGGCGTAAGACATCGGTCTTGGGCGGACCAAGATATTCGTAGGTGATCGATGTGGTCTGGAGTTTGTAGGTGGGATACGAATCCACCTTATATTGTCCACACGTCTTGTTGTCCGATTCGCAATTGATATACTGAATATCCACCACTTTCCCGCCATACGTGTAATCGGCAATGAGAGTTTCGAGGCTCTTGACTTCAGGCTGGGCTTCTTCGGAGTAAGGACACCATTTCGTGAAAAAGAAGAGGAGATGAGCCTTACCAGGATCAACGGCAACGGTGGTAGGGCTTTCCTGAAGAACCATGCGTGAAGCGGGTGGAAAGCCGCGAACCAGCCAGTAAACACCGACAAACAGGACTAGAACGGCAAGAGTGAATCCGCCTGCAATGAGTCCAGTTTTTAGGAACTCGTTGTCGCTCAAGCCTGCATTCATTTGGCATAGAGAACAGACGTTATTTTTCGTTCAAGAGCATACCATTCGCGGTAGGCTTGGTGGACAGGAATACCTGAAGCCAGTTTCCACATAATCATATGTGTCTGGCGCTCGGGTTCACCTGCTTTGGGAGTAACGGTATACCACTTACCGTTCAAGCGGAACATTTATATAGGTACTTCTGCTACCTGTAAAGGTTGTTTACAGGCGGGCGGGGAAGCCGACCAGGTTCGCGCCAATGCCGAATCCAGCACCCGTGCGCGCGGACGAGCCGACCGACGGGGCGTAGATGTCAAGGATGGCGAACACGGCCAGCGCCGTGAGGGCAATCGTGCCGATCTCATCGACGCGGAGCTTCTTGCCAGGGAGCAGGTAGCACGCCACGGCAACGGCGAGGCCCTCCAGGGCATACTTGACGAGGCGCTTCACCAGGTCGGCAACATCGATTCCCATGGACGGGGCGGGGGCTTGTGTGGCGGCCATCTTGGTTTATACTTGATAAAGGAGAAATTTTCAATTCATCATCAATCATCGGTGTAGGCAAAGAGGAGGATGGCGATCATGCTCATGCCAATGGCAACCCAACGCAGTCCCTTAATAGATTCCTTGAACACCATGACTCCCGAGAATGTTACGAGGACGTTGGACGTCAGGTTCCAAATGAGGTTGGAGACGCTCATGTTCTCCAATCGCGTAGCCTTGATGAACAGGTAGGGCTGGACGGAGTAGACGAGGGTGGCGATAGTGAGGCCAAGACCGTAGGAGATGGATCCTAGACTTACAAACTTTGCCGTGAACATCATTATGACGTCAACAACGGCCATGACGACGCCAAACACAATCGGAAGAATGGAAAAGCTTCCATACTTCCAGTTCGTCTTAGAAATAAAGACGTCAATCGCGTCTTTGCTCATTATTCAAACAAACAGAATACATTTACTTGCCGACAAGGCCGTGTACCGCCTTGTGGGTGTAGCACCATACAAGGGAGAAAACGACGGCGTGCGTGACGGCGACCGTTGTCCGCGAGCCGCCAGGGGGCAGGGATACCAGGACACCAGGAGTCAGGACATAGAAGAGAACAGCCGCATACACTAACGACGCCAACATTGTTTGTTTGTTCTATACTGCGGGAAAAAAGTGTTTTAACAAGGAGTGGTAGGAAGTATAAATGAGCTCCGATAGAAAGAAGGTTGAGCTTCCAAAGACGGATGAGGACGGTGTGGTGGACTACCTCGACGAGGATCCCGAGTTGCCCAACCAGCGCTACGTGATTGTGTCCTTCATCTCGCCCGAGAAGGTGATTGAGCGCAAGCAGGACTTCTTTTTTAAGCACTTCATGCAGTGGACGGACTACGATTTCAAGGTGAAGGGCCTGGAGCATCTGGCCGACTACATTGCCAAGAAGTACTCGCTCAAGATCGATGATATCATGAAGGATATTCACGATTTCGAGAAGACGCATCGTGAGGAAATCAAGAAGTCCGATATCCCCGAGCAGTATCAGGTATTTCTTCTCAAGCATGAGAAGGAGGTGCAGGAGGCGTTCGACAAGGCCAACAGCTTCCAGTGCAATATCCGCGGCGTCAAGGTCCGTCGTGCGTTCCCCTCGTATGAGGAGGCCCAGCTGTGGTGCAAAGTTCTCCAGCGCAAGTACCCGAAGGACAACCTCATGATCGGCCGTATGGGCTGCTGGCTGCCGTGGGAGCCGTCCGAGCACCTCATGGAGAATGTAGAGTATGCGAACTCGCAGCTCAACGAGATCATGCGCAAGTATAAGGAGAACGAGGCTAACCGCGAGCTGTTCTTTGCGGAAGAGCGCGAGAACTCGATCAAGGCGCAGAAGGAGGAGAACGCCAAGCGCCGCGCGGAGCAGAATCAACTGCAGGATCTCGCGAAGCCCGTGCACCCCGCGGAGGGAGCCATGCGAGAGTAACGAGTATGCAGAGCCATGCGCGACTAGATTAAGTGCCGCCCTTCTTGACCCAGACGGAGGGTCCTTTACGATTATTTAAGGCATCGGGGTTGTATTCATTGGCCGCTAACATCGTTGACATGAACGGTCTGTTGTCCACCCAGAGAGAATCGGCACACATGTGGAACTGGGGGTGATCACTAGCCTTATACCAGAACACTTGGTCTTCTAATTTATTCGAACTTGAGGAATTGCAGATCACAAGGCATTCGTAATTTTCGGTACACTGGTCCATGAACTGGCAGAACATTTCAAAGGTGGGAAACATACCTGCGTAATTCTCGTAGATACGGCGGCGGTTTCCAAGAATGTTCTCACGAAGAATGAAGACAAAATCCACGTTGGTGCGGAGATTGGGGGTAATACCGAGAGGATACTGCATCGTAATCATGGTCGCCAGATCTACGTGACGACCGTTCATAAACACGTAACGAGTGGATTCTTCCTTGATCCACGTGGCATCGTATAAACAGTCATCAAGAATCAGGAAAGCACGGGGATCAATAGTAGACCCACTGGTTTGATTACGCTGCTGTTTAAGTGCTAATTGACGACGAATAACGTTCATGATAATTTCAGGTTTGTACTTGTCATGAATGAGTTTGGATGGAACCATATCTTGGAAAAAGCGGTTGGCCACTTCTGTTCCTGAAATCACGGTTCCAATGGGGAATGCATCCTGGTTGTGAAAGAGAATATCACGCACCAAGAACGATTTTCCCGTATCTTTCTTCCCGATAATGACAATCATAGGTGATTTCCTAGAATCCATCGCACATCGTTCTTTTATGACTTCCATGTTGAACTTTTTGATATTAAAGTTCATCCGTAATCGTATTAGTATTTTCACACGAATAAATAATGGCCAAAACTACACACGCATACACAGTTCACGCCATCAAGTTAACAACGGGAGACGCTGCACGGGTGACGGGAAACATTGCGATTTTTTCAGTCTTCTATACCCTTGCTGGTGCGTTACTGTCCTATATTCTCTACTACCTGTTTGACGTCTACAATGACAAAAATAAGGAGTGGGAAAAGAAGGGACTATCTTACCAGGTGTTTGATGTATCGTTGGAAATAGCTATCATCGGTATTGTTGCATTCTGGTTAGTGTATTCGATAAATGTATCCGCTCCCATTATCCCTGTTCGCAGGGGGTTAGAGAATTTTGTAGATTCGTATACTGCGGGCCTTTTCTTCATGTTCGCCATGTTCATTTTTCTCGGGGATCTTACGAACAAACTCAAATATATCTTTGATACCTTCTTGGGATCATACTTTGATTTCCTGTTCCCCGCCGAGGGGTCTATTTTGGATGGAACGCTGCGGTATAGCAAGGAGCAAAAAGAGAGGAAGTAAACATAATCGGTTGAAATGCCTAAACCTGTGTCGGATCTACGGACAACCAATAGCCCATTGGATGTCCATAAGTATTCGAATATCCAGGGACTGCAGGAACAGGCCCAGAAACACTGGGGTCTTCGTCGCCTCCAGCCCTTTTTTCCTTCGATCGAGAAGTTGTTTAAGTTGGACGTTCGCCTGCCGCACCATTACGGAATCAAGACGGCTGTGCCTATCCAGACGATCACAGGCGAATCTTCCGTCTATGCCAGTGGTTCAGAAACTCCCGTTCACTTGAAGAAGACGATGCTGTATTCTGCTTACCGTGTGATGCACGGGGAGTATGCAGGAACAGGTCTCCCAAACGTTGGTGAGACT